CGTTTTGCGGGATTAGGCATGATCTACGACCCAGAGCTGGATGAGTTTTTATCACCGCAAGTTGAAACAACAGAATAAGTCTAAAACCTTGTTTCCTGCTATAATGACACCCTAAGGAGTGACCATGTCAGCGATTGATTTTCCCAACACACCGTCGGTAAATGATACCCACACGGTGGGAGATCGTACCTGGAAATGGAACGGTAGTCAGTGGAAAGTTGTGCGCTCTGTTCTTCCTGGAGCAACTGGACCTACCGGTTCTAATGGCACAAACGGATCTACAGGAGCGACTGGACCAACAGGCGCCGCGGCGGTAACAAACTCCTCGATCAACTCAAACATTACTCTTGTCTCAGGCACACGCTACTTTGTTGATACCTCTGCTGCAAGAAGCTTGACGCTTCCTGCATCACCTAGCGCTGGAGATGAGATTCAGATTTTTGACGCAACAGGCACTGCGGGAACAAACAACATTACGGTGCTAAGAAATGCGCTAAAGATTAACGGAATTGCAGATAACGCGGTGCTGGACGCTAACGGCGCGGCTGCTTCATTTGTCTATACAGGATCAACCTACGGATGGAGATTCGGCTAATGCCAATTACATATACCTCACTTACTGGCGGCGTAACTCAAAAGGTTCAAGAATTTACAAGCACAGGTACATTTGTTACACCTTCTAACGTAACAACAGTTGAAGTTTTTCTTGTTGCTGGCGGTGGAGGAGGAGGCGGAATTGATACAACTGGCTCCGCCAGGGCTTCTGGCGCTGGTGGCGGGGGTGGTGTTATACAAAAAACAATTACCGTCGTTCCTGGAACAACTTACACTGTAACTATTGGTAGCGGTGGCGCTGCAGGTGCAGCATCTGGCACTGACGGCGGTAATGGCGGCGATACAACATTTGGTGTTTTAGCAACTGCCATAGGTGGCGGTGGCGGTGCGGGGTTTAATTCAAATACCAAAGCGGGATTAAATGGAGGTTGCGGTGGAGGTGCTTCTGCGAGCTTTGTTAGCGGTGCAGGTGGAGGAGCGGGCGGAAATGCTTCTATTGTTTCTGTTAATACAGGGGCCAATCAGACACAACCTGGCGGAAATGGTTCGCAAGGTGGTAGTGGCTCTACTGGTGGTAGTAATTCCCCATACTCTGGTGGGGTAGGAATTAATGGTTTTGGCGGCGGCAGTGGAGGGAGTAGCACATCCAGTTTGGTGCGAGCAGGCTCTGGGAGTAGCGGTGGCTCTAGAGGCTCCTATCAAACAACAGGTATTAGCGCCGCAACTAACACTGGCGGTGGTGGTGGAAGTACTGGCAGCGATAGCACTGCAACTGGATACGCAGGTGGTTCAGGTGGTTCAGGTTACGCACGAGTAGTTTATTGGAGTTAATTATGGAACAACATTATGTATTTCTTAAAGACAATCGAGTAGCAAACATTGCAGTTTTTGCTTCACAAGATGAAGCATTGGCTGATGCAGTTGCACAAGAACAAGGTTTTGACGACGCAGTATGGGTAGGTTCAACTATTCCTGCTATGTGGTCAACTTATGATGGCACAACATTTACTGCTCCGACTCTTGATTACCTATATGAAATTGGTATAGCAAATGAAAATACTGCGATGATGGAAGCACGCCTAGCAGCACAAGCAGAGGCAGGATCAGAAGTCTAAAATCTTCACCGCAGGCAAAACCTGCTATAATGACCACGAAAGGAGTAACCTGTGACCGCAATTGATTTCCCAAATTCACCCTCAGTGAATGACACGCATACCGTTGGTAACCGTGTTTGGAAGTGGAACGGTGTGACATGGGATGCTCTACGCACAACTATTCCTTATGCGACAGGAGCTACGGGCGCAACGGGGCAGGACGGACAATTTTCCATCGCCGCGGCCACCGCGCCTTCGTCACCTGAAACTGGAGACGCGTGGTATGACTCGGCGTCTGGCGATATCTTTATCTACTATGATGGCGTTTGGGTAGAAGCTTCAAACGCAAATGATGGACCTACGGGGCCTGCTGGCGTTACGGGAGCTGTTGGTCCAACTGGAGCGACTGGCTTGACTGGTGCTGATTCAACTGTAACAGGGCCAACAGGCCCAACCGGCCCAACGGGGAGCACTGTAACTGGTCCAACAGGCGCAACCGGCGCAGACGCATTTAATTCATTCTTACTGATGGGAGCATAATAAGTGCCAACAACGTATAAGGTATTAGGACAGGTCGCGCCTAGTGCGACAACGAATACGACTTTAGAAACAGTGCCTAGCGCTACTCAAGTAGTGGTGTCTACTATTGCCGTGTGTAACCGTGGCGCTACATCAGCAACATATCGTATTGCTGTTCGACCAGCAGGCGCGACACTTGCCAACGAGCACTACATCGCGTACGATGCGCCACTTGCTGCAAACGATAGCACCTTTATTACTATCGGTATTACTCTTGGAGCAACCGATGTAATTACTGTCTATGCATCATCTGCTAACTTATCATTTAGTGCGTTCGGAAGCGAGATTTCATAATGGCTGTATCAAATTTAGTAGCCGCTGCAGCGGGAGCAACAGTAACAGAAGGTAATAATGCTGGCTGGGGCAAGGGTCCAATGGATATTACTTGGACTCAACTTGGTTATACCAACCCTAGTGGAACTACAACTTGTACATTCTCTAGTCTTGGAGGATATAAATACATTAGGCTTGTTGGCATTATGTTTAATACGCAAAACAGTGCTACTAATCTTGCAATAAGAATTAACGCAGATAGTACTGGAAGTATGTATATAAATGGTAACACTTCATATGCAGGTACTAATGGTTCAGTAGGAGTGCGAACTGCTGGTCCTAATACTTATTTTGATATAGGGCAATATGGTACTGGGTATGACCAAAACTATCTTGAACTTGAATTTATTAATCCAACTCAAACTGATGGTAAAAAAATGATGAAGTATAATTTAGCAGGATATGATGGTAGTACTTTCAGGCATCATTTTGGTACGGGTATCTATAATAGCAATAGTGCTCTTACAAGCATCTCTCTTCTTTCTACAAATGGTTATGCATTTGGCGGCGGCAATGGTTCACCAACTGGATTTTATGTATATGGAGCAAACTAATGACTAGACCTTTAGTTGGAATTTTTAACGTAGAAACACAAGAGCAGATTGTTCGTGAAATGAATGACGAAGAATACGCTCAATATCTTATTGATGTAGAAAACGCACCAACAGAATAATACTTATCCCTGAGCAAGGATTCAAACTGCTCAATTAATTTTTATGGCTTAAGATGATGCAGTGCCTTCCTTTTGGTCAGAAAAACCTAGCTATTTACAGTTTAATGGCTCATAGGCGCACTTTTTGGCGTTAATCTTGATAGGGTAATGCCATGAAAGTTGCTGCCTACGCCATCGCGTTAAATGAGGAAAAACACGCTGCTCGCTGGGCAGAAACTACCAAAGGGGCGGACTTCCGCCTAGTATGTGACACTGGATCCACAGATCGAACGGTTGAGATCTTACGTGAGCACGGAGTAATAGTTCACGAAATTAGCGTGAAGCCTTGGCGCTTTGATGTCGCGCGTAACACCGCACAAAGTTTATTGCCTAATGACATAGACGTATGTTTAAGTTTAGACATGGACGAGCTTGTAGATGAAAACTTTTTTGATGAGGTTCGCAAGCAGTGGGTTCCTGGAGCTAACAAAGGTTGGTCTGATTTTGATACAGGTCACACCTGGTTAGGTTGTCGCCTACACGCACGACACGGTATGTATTGGAAGTATCCAATTCACGAGGTTTTTGTTCCATCGCTTGATACACCAATTAGAAGCTTAACTATCACCGGAACTAAGATGTATCACAAGCCGGATAACTCTAAATCACGCGGGCAATATCTACCTATGCTTGTTGCCGCGTCAAAGGAGTTTGGAGAAGATCACCGCATCTGGGTTTATCTAACTCGCGAGTACATGTTCTATAAAATGTGGGATCTAGTATTATCAAGTGCTGAGAAAGTTCACGAGTTTAGTAAAGACTGGTTTGTTGAGAGAGCCGCGGTGTGTCGTTGGGCAAGCGAGGCTTGTCGAATTCTAGGTCAACCTGAGACTGCAATGGTCTGGGCAGATCGCGCGATTGAAATTGATCCTTGCGGTGAAAACTACTTTGAAAAAGTTAGATGTTACTACGAGCAAAAAGACTGGGGCGGAGTTTGGGAAACATGCAAGATCACCGCGCGCTGCGAAAAAACTGCGCACTACCTATCAAGTGAAGAATTATGGGCTTGGCGTCTATACGACATGCAGGCGTTATCCGCGCATAACCTTGGTGATAAAGCAAAGGCTGTTAAATATGGAAAGCTTGCGGTTGAAGGAAACCCTGCAGACCTACGCCTACATAACAACATGAAGTTTTACGAGATGGGAATAGAGAATCAAGTATGACAAATACACCTGTAGTCTTTGTAGCTTTATTGGCAAAGCAAAAAGAAGGTGTACTTAACTTCTTCCTAGAGAATCTTGAGGTTTGGGACTACCCTAAGGACAAGATTCACCTATACGTTCGTACGAATAACAACACGGATAATACCGAGGCAATCCTTGCAGATTGGCTCGGAGTTCACGGTCCTAAGTATCGTAGCATTTCTTTTGAGACGCAGAACGTTCCGGAGAACATCGAACAATACGGTGTCCATGTATGGAACGGCGAGCGCTTTAGAGTTCTCGCGCGTATTCGCCAGGAGAGCTTACGCCAGTCACTTCTTACCGACGCGGATTACTACTTTGTAGTAGACATCGACAACTTTATCTACCAAGATACTCTAAAGGAACTTGTTGCGCTTCAACTTCCTATCGTCTCGCCGATGCTGCGCTACGCGGTTGCATTTGGAGACGTTGAGGATACGCCCGAGGAAGCAGAAAAGATCCAGGGACATCATGGACAGTATTACTCAAACTATCATCACGTCGTAGATGACTACGGCTCTATAGTCGCAAATGATATGTACTACAAAATTCTTGACCAGGAAGTTAAAGGTCTTATCGACTGCATGTGCGTGCACTGCACGTATTTAATCAAGCGCGAGTACATTGACAAGTTAAACTACATGGAGGAGTCAGATCGCTGGGAGTATATGATCTTCTCAGAGTCTGCACGTAACGCAGGGATTCCTCAGTACCTAGATAATCGTCGTATCTGGGGAGTCTTAACATTGACAGAAAATGAAAAGGCTTGCCGCTGGTGGATGGAGCATCTTAAGGATCCAGCAACGCAAACAAAACTTTACAGAGAACGAGAGATCTAAGCTACTTCTTTTTTCTTTTTCTTCTTTGTCTTCTTAGTTTTAGCCTTTGCAAGCTTCTCTTCTCGTTGCGTATGATACGCATCTACCGCGTTAGCGCTTGTTCGCGAGCGCCAGGTAAAATCACAGGCTTCACATTGGACAAGACGCATGGTTGCCCAACGTCCTCCGCCTGGAGTATCTACAACTAATGTCTTAAGTTTATTTGGTCGTGCGTTGCAATAAGGACATTGCGGGAAACGTTGACGACGTGATTCCTGTCCGTTCCAGGATACGGAAAGTGTACGACGAATTTCTCCTTCGTCCTTGCCTCCCCAGATTCCCCAGATTTGTTTGTGTTCAAGTGCCCACTTCAAACATTCTTTTCTTACAGGGCAAGAGAAGCAAAGGTTCTTTGCTTGATATTTTTCTGCAGGCTCGGACGAAAAGAAGAAATCTCTAAAATCTTCATTTACTTGTTGTCCGCATGCTGAATCTTTTTGCCAACTAAGATCTAATGATCCGCTCATTCTGCCATTACCTCAACCCATGTTATGGGGAGAGTATGATCTACAATTTCGCCTTCACGTGTTTCACCGTCTTCATCGCATGCGGTGAAGTCCGTATCACTGTCAATTTCTCCTGCGTAGCCATAGTTGATCACCGCAGAATCAAGATACTTGAATCCGTTACCTAAGGAGACAGATACGCCATCACGTTGCAAGGCAGATGCCAATGCACGTCTAATCAGCTCATTTTCAAGATCAACGTGATCTTCTGTGAAAAAGGTAACGGAGTTCTCGTGAAGCGGCTCATAGCCACAACCCGTCCATTCCTTCCACAGAAGCTCACCCACACGTGAGTCCTTCACAATTCCCCTTAGCGCTATCGTCGTTAAGGGAATATTACACTGAAAGGCGGATCTTCGCGCGGATAAACACCGACTATTTTAGAACAATAAATTACCTCAGGTCAGGTATGAAAGTGTCTCTAAGAGTCACTGAGTAGCTTATTAAGCGGCGTTAAAGGTGCCCAAGTAAAGGCTGCCATTATTGTCGGGCCATAGGTATTGGTAGTGGGCTGGGCGATATCCATTATCCTCTGGCCAGCCAAACTTGGAGTACCACTCGTACTCTTTGCGCAACAACGCGACGCGGTGTGTAGACGCCATCTCTTCATACTTGGCTGTATCCTGCATCCACCAAGGGAAGGTTAGCTTGTCTTGTGCGCGGCCAAGTTCAAGGGCACGAGAAAACGTAGCGTTGATCTTAGGAATCATCGTAGATTTGTAACCGCGCTTGAGCCACTCGTCACACATTGTAGTTGCGTATAAGGCTAGGGCTTTTTCGTGGCCTTCCCACATCTTTGCCGCAGGGTGATTGCGCCAGCCTTTAGGGTCACGGTGTTCGCCTTGCGGGTTTAGCGAAGTAAGGACCAGCATAAGCTGCCAGGCCTCAAGTACCTGCTTATTAAGGCGTTTGTTATCTAGTTCTTGAGCAATTTGCTCGAATGAGCTAGTCTGAGGTATAAAGGTTTGCATGTATTTGTCCGTTCGTCATTGTGTAAATTATAACAGGAACTACAGCTCGTCGGGCGTAGGCTCCTCGTGAATAGGTTCTTCCTCTAGCTCGTCAACTGGATCTTCCCCGTCTAGCTCAACTGACGAGATGTAGATACCTACCACGGTCAATCTTCCACACACGTAGCAGTCCGACACCGCACCTGGGGATAATTCAATTGGGACAGTGACGCTAATCAAACGGGTAATGATATTACCGTTGATATCTACGCTGTCAGCTTCCCATAGACTATTTTCGTCTATCCAGCATCTTTCGCAAATCGGCACGAGATTGTCATCGTACGTGCGGATATGTTTCATTCGCTAGCTGTCTCCATAGGGCTACTGTACCACTTTTTCTTAGCGTAGTGTCGAGAGAATCCCTTATCAGCGTCAATAAGATATTCACGATCTCCAATTAACTCTGCGTCTGGTCCTTGTGGGTTGCCGTCTAGCGAAGCCTTAACAGCGTTTCCAAGCCAGTTGGCAGCCTGCACTGGTACAGCCTTGCCCCATACAGCCGCAAGGTGCGAGTAGTCACGTGAGCTTTCAATATTCCAATCATCAGGAAGACCTTGCATACGCGCAGACTCACGGTGAGTAATAAGTCGTGGCTGTGTTGGGTGAACAACGTGATCTAGCGCGGAGCCAGTTAACACGTTACACCAGTGATCAGTTTTCCACCTGTATGGTTGCGAGAATCCAAGCTTAAAATCTTTACGAATAACACGAGGAGAAATGTCAATCCATTTTTGAGGAAACTTACCGTCGTTTAAGTCTACGGCTTTCTTAAGCGCTTGCCCTGTGTCGCCGTTTCCTTCCCAGCCGTCATTTCCGATGATACTAAAGATCTCTTCAATACGTTGCGCGTGAATGTTTGATTTACCGATGTGACCGTCAACCATTCCGTCTTTTGAGCGCAGATGCTTAACCCACTTAGAAGGAACTGGCGCGGTGTACTTTTGCTTGTTCCATGTCTGAGGCATCTCTGCAAGATCACCGATGATGTCCATGATACGTGGTAGATCTTTTGGCTCGGTAATAGGAGCTGAAAACTTAAGGCCAGACTCTACCGCTACCCAGAAGTAGCGTGGGCGATATGAAAATCCACCAACCTGTAGGTTATTTTCTTTAACGTGATACAGGTCGTACTTCTTATCTGAAAGATCCTCTAGCATGCTGCGATACTTAAGCATGACCTCACGCCCTTGCGTATAGGCTTGCTGTACGCTTTCATAGACGACTGCGCGTGGTTTTACTCGCGCCGCGTAGCGTACAAATGCCTTTGTGTGCTCGTGTGCGGCTGAATCAGGACCGCGATTGGCAGGACCTGACCATACAGACCAGCCAGAGCAAGGAGGACAACCTAGAACTACGTCTGCCTTCTGTACACGCCATTCATCAGAATCATCTGAAAACTCAGCGGTCCAATCGTTTCCAAGAAGGTGACGATTGTTTTCTGCGACTACGTTTCCAAAGTTTAGTGTGCCTGTGCGTTGAATCATCTTCATATCGTTTTGCACGAAGCCAAGACTCATAAACGCTGCAAGCCCGTTGCAGTCGATAAAGGTATGTTGAGACACTAGTAAGACCCTTCGTAGTTCCTAGGGTAGGACCTTATACTGAGATCTTGATTACCGCGTGCTATTTACGCAGAAAGATTAGCGTTTTTCTCGAGCTCCAACATACCTACCTCGTAGCCGCAACCTGCGTATCCAGCGATGTCAATCCAGGTATCTGCCTGGAACCCAGACTTGTTTGCATAACGTGCAACCTTTAACCCAACCATCATCATCGCGACATCTTCATTTGATATCTCAACGCCAAGGATCATTGACCATATCTTTGAGATACGTGCAAAGTTTTCCTCGGGACCGCCATACTGCGCGTCCCTGTCACCGGAGATGATCTTGGCGGCCTCGCGTAGAGCTTCTACACGATACTTAGGAAGTTGGCTTTCTGTCTCTGTCATTATTAGTCTCTTTCAATCTTCGTGCGGATAGTTACATACGCAATCATGTCGTTTGATTCATCTTCCTTTGCATTTAATTCTGCGTCATGTGGAAGATCAGCCTCAGGATCATTGATGAATCCTTGCCAGCTTTTCTTTGCGTTCGCAAGAATCTCGTCAATATTCTTGCCGCGTACTACTAACTCAATGTTAGATCGCATTATCGGACTCGCTTCTGTAGTTGATGAGGTGAATAGTGTGCTCCGTCAAGCAAAGGCTCCTTGCCGTCTGTTGATCTAAAGATCACATCTCCGTAGCGAACTGCAACAACCTTGCCACGTCGTCCGTTATGCATAGCTCCAGTAGATCCGTCATAGGCATCAGCCTTAACACGTACCTCGTCTGCAACTAAGATAGCTCCAGGCTGTGCGTCAACCCATACCTCGTCCTTTTGCTCTTGTACAAGAGAGTGCCCTAAGGCTAAAGGTCCAAATAGCGCGATAACTTCTTTTTGCTGTGGAACAGATAAGGTAAGTTTTTCCCACTCAGCAAGCAGTGCAAGTAGAGCCTTTCCTGCCCCAACCTTTACCTTTGCTTCTTGCATCTGTTCTCTAATCCATTGCTCGTTAATCTCAGGCATCGTGTCCGTCCTCCTTAGGTAGACATTTAGCGCACATATCCGGCGTTGCACCGCGTCCTACGTCGTCAATCGCGCGTTGACATAGA